TGTATCTGCCATTCAATCGCGTGCGTTGATACGCGCTGTCCTTGGTATCCGTTCGCCACGTAGACGATACCTTGCCCGCGCGGGTCTTTGCCCAACCAGTAAACCTGGTTGTTCATCTTGGCGACGCTGTACCGCGCGGCGCAGCCCAGTTCGTTGAACGCGCCTTGGATACGGACCAGCGGGAAATCCGACAGCCCGGCGTTGTACCAGACTTCAGTGGAGTTGCGCCCAAACAACCATACTTCGCGGTGGTCAACGATCATGCTGATGATGTTGTCAGGGTCACCTTCAGCGCTGACAAAGTCCAGCGGATCGACGCTGGTGCCGTCGAGCAGAGCCGTCACCCAAATGCGCTGGCTGTTGGGTTCAATAAAGACAAAATACCCATCCAGATAGTCTACAACGGACGCGCCAGGGAAATCGGGGTCCGTAATTTGCGCAAATGCGTCCGTCGAGGTGTTGTAGATATATCCTGTCGGATCAGCGGCAATCATGATCTGAGTGCCGTTGTCCGCCATAGATACAGGCCCTGTACCCGCGACTACGCCTTTAATTGTGGCGACATAGTTTGACGACACTTGATAAAAACTATTGCCCGAAACAACGTACAGACTTGTCCCGTGTTCCCACAACCCGCGAATAGGCCCTGTGCCTACGGTAAGACGGAGCGTTAGACCGGGCGCCCGCTGAAGAAAAGCGGGCTGTTTGCCCCCTTCCGGCACAACTTCAGGGAACATGTTCACCATGCGGTTGTCCGCAGCGTTTACGCTGCGGGCCGTATATGCTGAACCGAGGATCGGCGTCTGCATCGTTTAGGCCAATACCGCGCCGCGAAGCGAAATCGCCCACCAATCAGTACCCAAGAACTGAAGAATGCAAGCGTCACCTATAGCGTTGAACGTAATGGTCGTACCGGCCCCAAGATTAGTTGGTGTCAGAACACCCGTATCGCCACCCGCTGCTTCAGCCACATACACAATGGTCTTAAGCTGGCCTTCAACGCCGTCCGCCAAAGTCAACGCGTTGCCGGTGGCTGTGGACGTAAACTTGGTGACAGGCTGCGTAATGTTGACGGCGCCGGCGCCAGAAAGCGCCTGCGCGCCTTCAATCACAGGCCCGCTGAACGTTTGATTGCCCGTAAACGTCTGTGCCGCGTCCGTGCGCGCGACAGCCGCGCTGGTGGACGGGAACGTCATCGTGGTGCCGTCCGTTCCGGCCAGCGTCAACGAGTGAGAAGCCGTCAACGTTTTGCCGTCAGCAATTGTCAGCGTGGATCCGGTCGCTGGCGCAGTGAAGGCTACATTATTGATGGTTGTGGCCACCGCAGCATTAAGTGTCGGTGCCGAAAGCGTTGCTCCGGTAGACAACACAACGCTGCCAGTGCCGGTAGACGACGTAACGCCCGTACCGCCGCGAGCAACAGACAGCGTGCCTGTCGTGCCTGCAATAATTGGCAAACCTGTTGACGTGCTGAACAACAATGCGTTTGTCAGCTTCTTGGTGACGCCGCCCTGCACAATCGGAATTTCATCCGCAGGATCAGAAGCAACCGCAGCAGGAAGTTGGGAGATGGCGACGTTGGTCATGGATTACCTCAGTAATTACCCGCAAAAATGTTAAACCGCTGCCTAGTGGCAACAAGGCTGTAAGGCAACGCCATGATGTCATCAGGGTTATTGATGCGCTTCAAGTTGCGCTTGGATGTCATGGCGATGCGCTGCACCTGCCGGGACGGCTCCACGCCAAACTCAGGGGCCAGTTCGCAGGCCAGATTGTACCGGAACGCGCGCAGGTAGCCGGGCGGGAAAGCCAAATCCGTGCTCAGCGTCGCCGGCTGGGACAGTTCCTGCACAGATACGATGTGGAACTCCAAGACCTTCGTCGGCACCGGGTAGACGTACATCTCGATGTTGGGGTATGTCATGTTGACCCACAACACCTGCGGATAGGTGCTGGTCACGGTCTTGACGGCGATGCCATTGTACTGCTGCTGGTTAATGAGTTTCAGGCCAAACGAGATGCCGTTGGCCGGATCGCGGAAATAGGTGCTGTCGTCAATCATGACGGGGCGGGTGCCGACGATGTCGCCCGTCGGGCCAAAGGTGCGCGAGCGCGACCCCGGCGGCCATGTAACAACCTGGTCTATGGTCGAAAACACCGCAAGCCGTTCGGTATTCCAACTGTCGATCATCTGGTTCATGGCGGCCAGCGCATCCTGCGCGGTTTCGGAAGAAGGGGTTTCCCCTTCCGCCAGAACACCGATAAGCCGCAAAGAACCGTAGATGATGTCGCCAGCCGTAGTCATGCTATTCGTCCTTCCGAGGGCGACCGCGACGGCGCGGGGCCTCGGCCATTACGTTAGCTTCAGACGTCGGTTCTGGCAAGTCGTCGGCCGGGGCTTCAACGACCATTTCGTCCGGGTCGAAACGCACCCAGCCGTTCTGTTCGTCGTACTGCGCCTCCATTTCCATCGTGGCAATCTTGATGCCATGACGGTAGTGCATCAGGTAAATCTCGGCCATGGTTTTCCCTTGTGAAGAACAGGCGGTCCGAGAACCGCCTGTTTGATTACGCGATGAGGTTCAACGCCTTGAGCTGCGTCTCAAGCTGAGAAACGCGGGTCTGAAGGTTGGCGATAACCGCCAGCACCGAGTTGCCTTCGTCCTTGGTCACAAAGCCAAAAGGCGTCGTGGAGGTCAAGTCCTGGATGGCGTAGTCCGGCGTGCCGGGAGCCGTAGACGTGATGGTCGTCAACTGCGTCGTCAGACCAGCGCCCTTGGCCGAGTAGACCGGGTTAACGATGGTGGCGCCGTCGAGGTACGGATCCTCGTAGGCAACACCAACAGGCTTCGTATTGGGCATGTTGTTCTCCTTGATGAGTTAGACCCCCGCCGAAGCGGGGGTCGTGTTACTTACGAGATCGCGTACAGTGCCCAAGAGCTGTCGCCCAGACGACGGGCGCGGAAGCTGCGCACCGTGCCGGCCGTGGCCGCGACGGTCATCAGACCCTGAGAACCGCTTGAGCCAATGGTCCAGCCGGTGTTGGTCGTCATGGTGATGACGCCAGAGCCGGTGACATTGATCACGCGGAAGTCGAAGGTCGAGCCGACCTTGGAGTTGGTCAACACCGCGTCAAGGTCCGAGGCCAGCGGCAGCGTGTACGCCGCCGTGGTCGTCGGGGAGCCGAGGATGATGCCGTTGATCAACTGAGCCGAAGTCAGCGTCGCGCTGTCTACGGCAGTTGCGGGGGCCGCAGCGACGGAGATCTTAACTTCGTTAAGATTGCCGTCGTTGAACTGATAACCGCCGCCTACGCTAGGAATAGCCATTGTCGTATTCTCCTATCTTTAACCTGTTAACCCCAGAGACGGCAAGCCATCGGGGCGCGGATGACCGAGTAGCCATACAGCACGTCAATACGGCACGGCAGGCGGTCATTGTTGATGTCGTACTGGCGCACAATTCGCATCGAGATGCCATTGTGAACCTGGCGAGAAGCCATATCGACACCCTGCGGCAGAAGAAGATCGGCCGTGGCAAACGAGATAGCGTCCTTGTGGTAGATCAGGTTCTGCGGGTAGATCGTCGAAGCAGCGCCGACAAACGTCACGGCAGCGAGGTTCTGCGGGAAGCTGTTGACCGTGGCCAGAGCGTTCGCAGGGGTGTAGATCGCCGGGCTGATGTTGACATCCGTGAACTTGCTGGCAGCAGCGGTGTTAGCCGCAGTGACAACAAACTGCTGGAGCGAGCCAGTAGACTGACGGGTCTGCGGGTTGACCGCATACACGTTGGCAATCGTGAAGACGTCGCCGACAGTGAGGGTGTTACCCGTGGTGCCGTTCAGCGTGATCTTCGAGGTGCCTTCAACCGACATCGTGCCGTCCACCGTGATGGTGCCGGTACGGCTGCCCGTGGTGTGCTGCTGGATCGACTGCGACATGTTGATCTCTTCGTAGCCGAGAACACCTTCGCCCATCATGCCGTTCTTGAACTGGCGGGAAATGGTGTCAACCGGGTTGAAGAGGCCCTTCATGCCTTCGACGAGGCCAGCGTTGGCGGCCGGGTTCACGGTCGCGTAGCGGCTCGGCATCATGGCGGCGAACTCGTTCAGCTTCTGCTGGCCCTGAAGCAGGACGAGCGAAGTGGCCGGGGTCGTGCCGGGGGTGCCGACGGACGAGAAGATGCCCTTGTAAGCGTTGGCGACGTCAGCGTCGATGGACGATGCAAGCTGCGAAATACGCGGCTTCAGAACACGATCCGCGAAATCGTCAAGCTGCATGGTCAGTTCGGCCGACGTGAAGTTCACGCCAATGTGCTTCTGGTTGTTGACAGAGAGCGTGGTGAACTGCTCGTTGTCATCCTGAACCTGAAGGGCTGCACCGTCGGTGACCAGAGCGCGGTCGGGCAGACGGATGCGGAGGGTCGAACCGATCTTGGCACCTTCGACAGCGAAGCTGTCGTCGTACTGACGGTTCACGTTGCGGGTGATCACCAGGTTGTTCTCAAGGATTTCGAGAGCCTTGCGGGTGATCATGTCGATGGTAAGAAGGCTATTGGCCATGATGTCTATGTCCTATGGACTAGCGTCTGCGTTGAGCCTCGTACTTTTTGATCTGGCGTGCCCGTTCCGCTTCGATCCATTCCGACGTTGACATGTTCTTTACAGAACGTGGGTCGGTGGTGTCGTATGCAGGTGTACCTGTTGAGGTACGGGCCGTAACCGGAGCAATCGGTGCCGGGGCGGTGGAAGTCTTCTTGGCCGGTGGATTGGAGCCAAGATTGGCCTCAATCTTTCCGATTTCCCGTGCCTGCAAGAGCGGTGATAGGCGCGCAATCCGTTCGGCTTCCTTGGGGTTCGATCCGAGGTAATAGATTACATCGGGGCCGTTATCCGAAGCCTGAATGGTTTGCGCCATCGTTTCCGTGACGGGTAGCTTGGGGTTGTACGCGACTTGTTCAAAATCGTCGTACTTGTTCCGCGCTTCCTCTTCACGGTCGTGATAGGCATCGAGCGTAGCCTGACGTTCAGCTTCGGCAGCCCGCTTTGCCAGGAGTTCCTGTGCTTTGCGTTCGGCCAAGGCGTCGGCGTAGGTTTGCGCATCTGCGAAGTCGTCTGCTCTCAGCGGTTCCGACGGAACGGCTGGGGGCTGTGACTTAGCCTTCTGCGCCTGCTCGCGCTCCCATTTCCGTTGTTCTCTTGCGAGACGTTTGCCGACGATTGCGTCCAATTCTTCCTGAGTGAAGGTCTTGGATGCTTCCGTTGGCGTCGGTTCCGGCGGTGTATCTGTAGCGGCAACAGGTTCAGCCGTGGGGGCCTGTTCCGGCGCGGGCGCACCCGCTAGTTCGTTCTCGGTCATCTACGTACCTTTCGGTTCCTGGCTAACCCTGCCAGTAGGGGTCTGATTGTGTAACACGATTTGTTACGGCAGTCAAATTAGGCGTAATAGCTGACGTTTATCTTGGCGCTCGCGGCCGTCTCGATAAACTTGATGTTGGTCAGATCGCCGTCGTACTGCAACGGAACGCCAACGGCGAGAGGCATGCCAACAGACGCCGTCGGGTTCGTACCGTCATCGCGCCAGCGCACGTCTTTGCTTTCCGCAATGATAAGCGCAAAGGTAGGCTGCTGTTTGTTGCCAGATTTGTCGGTGGTCGGGACCGTAAGCCCAGCAGCGGCGCTCAGAGACGTGATCTGCTGGTAGCCAATGCAAGATGTTACGGCTTTAAGGGTAAGTGCCATAGTTAGAAACTCCTGCGTTCAGTGAAAGACTTGAGACTGATCTGGTATTCGCTGGCTATTAGCGGCGAAGGCGCGGTAAACACCCAGCCTACGTTATTGCCGCTGTCCACGTTACCGTTAGACGTATAGGCTTGCCACTCTCCATAGCCCGTCGCGGCGATGTCCTTGATGTCCATGTACGAGACAGAATTGACCCCGCCACTATCGGTCAGGGTAGCCTGACTGCCTGGCGTCGAGGCGTTAAGGGTGATCAAATTGCCTGCCGTGCCAGACGCCGTGAACTGCGTAACTGTCTGCGTTGTGCCAGAGGTCAATGTGATTGTGGCCGGCTGCACAGTGTCGGTTATGTCTGTAAAGGTATTGGATTGCTGGATGGTCAAGGCGCCTGTGCCGCCTTGGTTAAGCGTAGGCCATGTCAAACCGCCGCCCGCAAACGTTTTGGCGCTTGCGCTGGTCATACTAATTGTGCCGGTCGAAGCGCTGACCGTCAAATTGGCCACGTTGGTGTTTGCATTCCAAGCCGTGCCGCTGCCGGACACAGTCCAGGTGCCACTACCAAGCGTTAGGGTTTTGGTGCCACTGCCCAAAGCAAACGAACCCAAAGACACGTTTTTGTCATTAGCGTTTAGCGTGCCGTTCGTAAGCGTAAGTGTGCGGGTTGAACCAACCGCAAAAGCGTCCTCAAGCCGCCAAGTTCCACCAACGCCGTTAAATGTAACCGGAAAATCTATCGTTTTTCCTGCGGAAGTTATTGTCTTTATACCAGACGTAGAAGCAAACGTGGTAGCGTTTGTTCCTGCGGATACCGTAACGCCGGAAGATAACGTTAAATTACCGTATATAAACCGAGCAGCGTTACCTAGCGTGCCAGAATAAGTAGAAAGATCTAGGTTACGGGTATTGCTAAGAGACAGGCTATCGCTAGCGGACGTAATGACAAAGTCGGGGGTGTTTGCTTCAGTGGCGCCTGTTGTACTTCCATGAAGAAAATTGCGGCTGCCTGTTGAACCGGAATACGATCCTTCGACCGTAGGCGTCCCGGTGTAGCTAAAGTTTGTGGCTGTTTGAACTGCCCATACGTTCGTTGAGTTACCCCAAAGAGAAATTTTGGAAGACCCGAAATTAACGCTACGTGTAGTGCTATTGTTAGAAGTAAAAGTCCGCGCGTAAAGAATAAACCCGTTAAGCGTAATTGTTCCAGCAGTTAACGTAACAAGAAGGTTGGTGCGCGAAGTATCGTTTGTTCCTAGATTGCTCAATAAACTCCATGTTCCCCCAACACCATTGAATGTAATAGCTTGGTCTATAACATAACCATTAAAATCTATATTACGGGCGTCAGTAGCCGCAAAAGTTATGCCGCTAAATCCGGCGCGGGTCAGTCTTGTAGACGGGAACGACAACGAACCATAAACTGTCAACACATTGGAATGCGTCAACGTCATCGTGAAATCAAGGTTGCTGATCGTAATGTCACGGCAAACAGCACTTGCGCCAATAGTGACGTTGAAGGTAGTGCCGTTATCCGACGCGGCGTCGAACACAACATCATCAGCAGACGTAGGTGCAGATACGGCGGGGGTAGCGCGACCAACATCCGTGAACCAGTTGACTATGCCAACGCCGCTCCAGGTTCCGGTAGATGTGCCGCCAGACGGACCCCAATAATACGTAGCCACTACAGCGCCCCCAAGATAAAGGCCAGCAACTCTTCGTACCGGATGCCGTATCTATCGCCCGCTTTGATAGCAGGGCTGATAATTTCGCCCGTATCTTTATTTACAACGGCGGCCTGATCGCCCCAAGCATCGTAGCATATCAAGCCGTAATGCAAGGCATCAAGCCCTTCAGACTTAAACACTTCAATAACTTCCTGCGCAATGACGCCGACGTGAATACGGGCTGCGGAACCTTTCTCTTGAACCGCATCCTTAAAGCGAAACTTTTTTACGCAAGATTTTAGCTTTGCTGCCACGCGGCGCTCGGCGTCACTTAGCGCCTCTACGTCCTGTTTCGTACGAGCGTCTGAGGTGTTGATTGCGCCCGTAGTGGCGTACACCGTGTTCCATCGGTTAGCCGCGCCGCCAAGATTGACAGTACCATCAGGAACGGGCCTAAAGACGCCGGTCACTGTTTGAGTTACGTTCGCGCCATTTACGAAATGGTAGATACCTCCAGAGCCAACGACAATATTCATGAAGTTAGCGCCGGTGTCTGCGCCAATAGTCCAATCATCGCCGTTGTTAAGGGTGACCGCGTTTCTGAACGTCCCTAAAGCATCGGCTATACGCAAAGGCTTATTGTTAGCCAGATTTAACGATGCGTCTTCTAGGTAAATTTCGTCATTAGTGTAGCGCACCGTGCTGTTAAAAGCATCGCTCCCATACTGCAAAACGATACCTGTTGGCGATCCAGTACCGATACTTTTTATAATCGCGCTGTTTGCATTGCCGTTGTTTACGATGGTCGCGGTGTTTAGGAGGTTGGATGTATCAAGACTGTGGCCTGATGTCCCAAGAGCAAATGTAATCGTCTGCGTACCGAATTGATTTCCCGAAAACGTAGCGTTAGAAAGTTCAACCGTTACATCGCCCAAAATACGGGCATTGGCGGTCATGCCGCCGTTTGATCCGGCAGGGCGAGTACCCGCCGCCATAGTCAGCTTACCAAACTGGCCGCCAGAAATAGAGTGAGAACCAGTATCGGTCAGCAGAATACCGCCTGTTGACTGGCTGCTGTATACGCCACGAAGCTGATGATAGAGCGTTGCTACGCCCGAAATGCCAAGTTCAATATCATAGCCTGTAGCTGACGTGTCAGCGGTCTGGTAAACGCCGCAAGTCCCGATGATTTGGACCGCGCTGCCGGTTGCCTTTACTGCGCGTCCATAGGCCCACTGAGAACCGCAGTTGATAAGGCGCGGTGCGGTCCCCGACAAAACAACGTTGTCGCCGGTGTAGAGCGGCGTGGAGGAAGTACCGCCGTTAAATTGCAAGCCGTTTAATTCAACATACGAGCCTTGATGCGTAAGGATCGGGCCATTCGCGTTCTTGACCAAGACCGCGTGGCCGGCTGAATACAAACGCTGAAAGTTTGTGCTGCCAACAAGATTATTAGCTAGGTACACACCTTCAGGAAACAAAAGGCTGCTTCCAGAACTAATAGCGGCCTGCAACGCAGCGGTATCGTTTGTGATGCCATCACCAACCGCGCCGAAGTCTGCTACAGACACCAAGCCTGCAATGTTGGCCGATGCCGTATCAATCCCAGGAATGTTGTCTTTGGTCCAAATATCGACGTTTGTGCTAGATTTTAACGCAAACTTATAGACTTTGCTTGCGTCTAGCCAAACCGCATCGCTGACGCGCCCGGCAGCGTCCAATACGATTGGGTTGGCGTTTGGCACAGACCCCGTGCTGCTGGTGTACGTAGTTGCAGGCGTAGTCGTGCCCGCATCATACGAGTACAGTTTGCCACCCGATAACGGGTCGCCGTTATCGTCAAAGAATTGCCACCCGGCGCCAGCAAGCGAAGACAGAGCAAACATAGGTGTACCTTATGCCAAAAACTTCAGCTTGTAGATGGTTGTATAATACAATCCGACAATTTCGTCGATGACGTTCTGCAAAGCGGTGCAGTCCTTATCGACCACGTCGTAACGCACGCTGTCGATGTCGGAGACTTGCTTTTCAAGGAACGTCAGCACGTTGTTTGACTTGTCCGCCGACATCAGCGCAATCGGCCCGATCAGGCCGTATTTGCCCTGATACATCTCGGCAAACTTGTCCGCAAGATCAACGATCTCTGGGTAAAACTTACCCAGTGCCTTGTGCTTGGCAAAAGACCGCGTGTTGAGGTGCGCCGAGTGCGTCACGTCACGGGCCAGAAACAGCATGCCTATGAACTTGTCGCAGTTACTCATTCCATTGGTCCCATCTGTTCCACAGGTTCTTCCTGCGCGCCCATCGCGCCCCGGTCATCCGGCATCTGCGGCATCATCGGGCGACTGCCAGAGATGTCACCCGTCTCGACCGCCGCAGCGATGGTGCCCATGACAATGTCCTGGATCTGCTCGGTGGACATGCCGGCCGACGTGGCCGCAATGCGCTTGGTTTCGGCCTCGTACGCCTTGATCCGCAGTTCCTGCGCGTCCATCGACGACTGCACGTTGTTGAGGAGGCCCATCGCCTGCTCAAGCTGCTGCGACACGGCCTCGACCTGCTGTTCGGCCGCCTGCAATTCGGGCGACTTGTCGTCCTCGGCCAGCACCTTCGGGTCGATGATCTTCTTGAAGCGGGCCGCCATCTCCTGCGCACCCGGCCAATCCATGTTCTTGATGAACAGGTCGCCCGCGACCTGCCACAACTGCGGGCTGGTCTGGAGGATGTTGGCCATCGCCTCGACGGCTTCCTGGCGCTTGGTCAGGTAGCTGGGTCCGGTGGTGATCACCACGTCGTAGACACCGACCGACGGGTTGTAGATCTTCTCGATGACGGTGCCTGCCTGATCGACGATCTTCTTGACCGGCTCGGCCTGCATCGGGTTGATCTTCGCCATGCCCACCTCGCCGTCCACGCCGATGATGCGAGCGACGCGCTGGGTGTCGTAGATCTTGGGGATCATATCGACCAACTGGCGGGCCACGTAGCGGATGGCCCGGCCCAGATTGTCCACGAAGTGGTAGGTGCCGGTGTCGCCCTCCTGCTGGCGGGCGAGGATGGCGCGGCCAGAGCGCTCGTTGCCCTGCTGGCCCAGCGAGGCGTTGTACTGGCCCGTGGTGGCCTTGATGTCCTCGGCAGCGCCCATCTTGGCCTGAATGAGGCCCGTTTGGGCCATTGGAGGCTGGGCGCGCGTGGGCAGCGGCAGCACGTTGCCAGCGCCGTCCTGAACGTCCGGGTTGACCTCCAGATACGGCCAGTTGGTCGTATTGGCGGTCTTCCACTGCATCTCGTAGCCTTCAAACTGGCCGCCATAGCCAATGAAGGGGGCCTTGGGCGCCAAAGCCAGCATCTCGGCTTCCTGGCTGACCCAGTAGTTGTACATGCGCTGGGCGTCCTTGGCGTTGCGCACAAGGCCCGACACGAACATGCGGCCATCGACCTCGAACTCATTACCGACGACGCGCACGACGGGTATCCACTTGCCCGCCCACTCGCGCTCTTCCAACACCTCGTAGCCGTTGGTCTTGAGCCACATCACCCGCTTGCGGTCGGCCTTGCGCGAGCGCAGCGGCTGGCCAAACATGGCGCGCAGCTTCGCGTCCTGCGGCGTGCCGTCGAACATCGTGATGTTGCCGGGGTACAGGTTCAGCGTGGACGGCACATAGTCTACGTAGAAGTATTCCG